ACACCGCCGCGAACCTCCTCGACGGAAGCACCGACCACGAGGAGATCACCGTCGGCAAGGTCACCATCCGCCGCGGCGACATCGTGACCATCGCAGGCTCCAGCATCCCCCGCGTCGTCGCCTGCATCTCCGACAAGGGCGGCATCCGCGCACACCGCATGGACAGCGGTACGCAGGCCGTCTCCGTCTGGACGAAGCAGTACGCCCGCATCACCGTCGTGCACACCGCCGCCGAGTTCGCCGAGATGCGCGCCGCGAAGCCCGCCCGCAAGCCCCGCGCGACCCGCACCCCGAAGGCACCGACGAAGGTCACCGGCGACGCCGCCGCGCTCCTCCAGGCGATCACCGACGCCGTGCTGGGCGAGGACAGCGTGGGCCGCAACCGCGCGATCATCGCCGCCGCGAACGCAGGCGTCGAGCGGAAGCAGATCGCCGCCGCCGCCGGGCTCCGTTCGGTGGGCCGCTACATCCGCGCCGCACAGCGCGAGGTGACCGCGTGAGCGCACGGGTCATCTACCCGCTTCCCACGCATTCCGTCGGGTACACGGTCGAGCGGAGCATTCATCCGCTCGACCAGTGCGACGAGTGCCGCGACTGGGCGGAGGCGTGCGCGCGCACCGCGGCGTGCGTCGGGCAAGACAATGGCGGCGGATACCTCACGAACTCGGGCCGCGACGGGTACACCCGGTTCCACGGCGCGAGCGTGATCCGCGCCGACCTTGGCATGGACCTGCGCCGCCCGCACACCTGCCAGATCAGGACGACGACCGACCTCGACTCGCCGCTGTGCGGGAAGCCCGCGACGACGACGATCGACAACTGGGCCATCCTGTGGGTGTGCCCCGAGCACGACCGCCACGACCCCGCGGGGACGAACCCCGGCGCGCTGGGCCTGCGCCGCCGACTCCGGGCGGTGAACTGATGGTGTCGTTCGAGAGCCCGCGGGCGCCGTACTTCGACACCGAGCACGAGCAGTGGGTGGGCGAGCACGAGCGCTGGGAAAACAGCGAGACACGACGCGATACCGCGTGGTTCGACACCCGCGAGGAGGCCGCGCACTTCGCCCGCTACGGCGAGGGGTTCCGAGCGAGGCCCGAACCGGAGCCGATGCCGAACATCGGCGATACGTGCTGTGGCAAGTGCCCCGGCGCGACGTGCTACGTAGATCAGATCACGGGGGAGCGAGGATGAGCGAGGAGCGCCCGCTGGTGCGGGGAGAGGTCACCTACAAGGTGCATGTGGTGCACGAGGTGACGGCGAAGGTCGAAGCGCACACGACCGTGCTCCGGTCGGACGTTGCCGACTGGGTGGAGAAGGCGCCGGAGGACGTGACGCACGACGACGTGATGGCCTACGTCGCCGAGGGCGGCGAGGATGAGGAGGCGCTGATCGATGAGAGCCTGTTCGAACTGCGGAGCATCGAGGACTGGGACAGCCCGGATGTCACCGTCCTGACCGAGGAGCGCGTGTCCATCGCGCCGCCGTCGTTCGTGCCCCTGTTCGAGGTGTCGTGATGCCGAACTACATCCACTGCCCGAACTGCGGCGAGCACCGCGACACGTCGAACCGCTACACGAGCCCGGCGAACGTCGCCCGCGACGCGGAGGCATGGAAGGCCGAGCACGAGTCCGGCGCGTGCATCGGCGGCGCCATGAGTGCGACCCGCGTAGGCCCGAAGATGGGCGACAACCGGCTCACCCTCGACATCGGACGCGAGATGGCCGAGTACCTGGCTGAGGTGCTGTCGGACGCGAACGCGCACGAGCAGGACGCCCGAGCGCACCGCCTGTCGGTGCTGATCGACACGGCCCTGGAGGTCGGCGCCGCGTCGCAAGTGCCCGCCCGCTGACCCGCGAGGGCCGACAATCCTAGCGATAGTCGGCCCTCGCCGGTAGTCTGGCGGCATGAAGGTATTCGACGCCCTCCGCCAGGCCGACGTTCGGCGTCGGATCGCCGACGACATCCGAGCCCTGACCGCCTACCGCGATGTCCGCTCGCTCACGTCGTACTCGATGGCCGCGGTCGTCGCCGACGTGCCGACGGACAACTCCGCCGAGGTGCCCGCGACCGCCTACTGGGCGGGACCGATCGGCATGGAGTCGGAACTGACCGGCGACGGACGCATGATCGCCGACGGCGCGCTCCGCTGGGAGATCGCCGAGGGCAACCGGCCCCCGTACCGCTGGGTCGGGGAGGATGTCGGCGCGCATGACGGCGCCGTGACTGCCGGACTGATCTACGCCATCGAGCGCCGCGAGGGCGGCGTCATCTGGGCCGAGGGCGACTTCGACATGGCGACCGACGCGGGCCGCGAGGCGTACCGGCAGGTCAAGGAGGGCCGTCAGAACGGCGTCTCGATGGACCTCGATGATGTGTCGTTCGAGATTCGCGTGGCCGCGGAACTGCTCGAAGGCATGGACGAGGGCGAGACGGTCGAGGCACCCAAGACGAACGACGACGGCACGATCACCGTCGTGGAGATCAACAGCGGCGACGAGATCATGGTCACGACCGACGCGCTCGTTCGCGCCGTGACCGGCGTCGCCGTGCCCGCGTTCAAGAACGCCCGCATCGCCATCGTGGAGAGCCTGGAGTCGCAGGACGCGCCCGACGACGAGGAGGACGAGGACGACGCCGAGACGGAGGACGGCCCCGACTCGCTCGTGGCCGCGGCGCCGCTGAACCCGCCCAAGGCGTGGTTCGACAAGATGAGCCTCGACGGCCCAACGCCGCTCACCGTGACCAAGGATGGCCGCGTCTACGGACACGCCGCCATCTGGGGCACCTGCCACATCTCGCACAGCGCGGGCGGCAAGTGCGTGACCCCGCCGAACAGCCCGAGCGACTACGCATGGTTCCACACCGGAGCCCTGGAGACGGCAGAGGGCGATCTGGTGTCCGTCGGTCACCTGACGATGAACACCGGCCACGCGCCCGACGACCTGAGCCCGGCGGCGACCCTCGCGCACTACGACAACACCGGATCGGTCGCGGCTGACGTGCGGATGTACGAGGACGAGTTCGGCATCCAGTACGTCGGCGGACTGCGCCCGAGCACGAAGGGCGAGCGCCTGCGCGCGTTCATGTCGGCGCCGATCTCGGGCGACTGGCGACGTGTCGGCAACGCCCTGGAGATGGTCGGCGCGCTGAGCGTGAACGTCCCCGGCTTCGGCGTGCCCCGCCCGAGCGGACACGTCCGGGACAACAACCTCGTGTCGCTCGTCGCGTCCGGCGTCATCGTGCCGGTAGACGAGGCGACCGCAAAGACGCTGAGCGCCGACGACATGAAGTGGCTCAACTCGTTCGTCGCGTCGGGCAAGCGAGCAGAACTGGAGAGCCTGGCGGCTCGCCGTAACCGAGTGAAGGTGGAGGCGTTCGCGCGCCGCCGGAGAGGATGACCAATGGGTGACTGTGGATGCAACAAGCGGGGGACGGCACCGACCGGCTCGACCGCATCACGTTCGGCGGCGCAGGCCGTAGCGAACGCGACCGCCGACAGCGCGGCGAAGGCACGAGAGCGGGCGGCGAACATCAGCACGACCCGCATCGGCCCGGCCCGCACCGCCAGCGGACGGACGCAGACGTTCGCGCTCCGTTCCCGTGACGGCAAGGTGCAGACGTTCGGCTCCCCGCTGGAGGCACGCGCCGAGCGTGCACGCAACGGCGGCGAGATCATCCCCTCGTAGCACGACCCCCCGACACGGTGCCCCGCGGCCTCGCACAGCCGCGGGGCACTGTCGCGTCCGGGGCGGCGAGGTGCTACGCTCAGGGACACAACCGGATGGCGGCTCGGGCCTCGGTGGATTGACAGTCCACCCCAGACCCCAGGAGTCCCGAAATGGCACCCAAGACCCCCCGCCGGTTCCGCCCGACGATCGTCAGCCTCGCCACCGCCTACGCGGAGCAGGCCGACGAGACGCTGGAGATTCCCGCGGACCTGTCCACCCTCTCCGCCGACGACCTCTCCGCGCTCTCGACGCGCGCCGGTGAGGCGTTCGACGCCCTGTACGGCGACGGCACCGCCGACCTGTCCACCGACGAACTCGCCACGCTCGGCGCCCTGACCACGGGCATCGAAGCACTCGCCGCGGAGCAGGCACGCCGCGACGAGGAGGCCGAGACGCGCCGCACCGAGGCCGCGGCACTCGCCGCCCGCCGAGGCCAGGCGCTCGGCATCGACGCGAACGACCTCGTGGACGAGGACGGCGACGCAGACGCCGACGAGTCCGGCGACGACGACGCCGAGGGCGACGGCGACGCGGAGGACGGCGACGCCGACGAGAACGACGGAGACGACACCGACGGAGACGGCAACGCCGTGACCGCCGCCGGTCGCCAGACGATCAGCCTCGCGAACGTCCGCCGCCGCGCCCCGAAGCAGGCCCGCTCCCCGAAGCCGAAGGCCAAGGCCGCGAGCATGACCGATGTCGCGTTCTCCGCGACCGGCGACCTCGGCGTGGCCGACGGCAAGGGCATCACCTTCGGCGACGCGGGCAAGATGCTCGAACAGCGCCTCAAGTCGTTCTCCGTCTCGCAGTACCAGGGCGCGCAGAGCCGCGGCCAGCACCTCCGCGAGAAGAACCCGCTCATGCGCTTCGCGCGTCAGTTCCCGAACGAACTGAAGGCGTCGAGCACGCCCGAGTCGGTCGAGGAGGCCATGACCGCGGCCACCGACCAGTCCCGCCTCCCCGGCGGTGCACTGACCGCCGCCGGATGGTGCGCGCCGTCGGAGAACTTCTACGACCTCTGCTACAACGAGAGCCGCGACGGCCTCCTGTCGCTCCCCGAGGTGCAGGTCACGCGAGGCGGCATGAACGTGCCCGTCAACCCGACCTTCGCCGAACTGTACTCGCAGATCGGCTTCCACTTCACCGAGGAGGACGCCATCGCGGGCCGCTGGGCTCCCGGCGCGAACCCCGGCGACCCGAACGTGGTCGGCACGAAGCCGTGCTACGAGATCGAGTGCCCGGAGTGGCAGGACTACCGCCTCGAAGGTGACGGCCTGTGCATCACCGCCGACCTGCTCGGCGTGCGCGGCTACCCGGAGATGCTGGCCCGCGTCACGAACGGCGCGCTCGTCGCACACGACCACAAGATCAGCGCAGGCCGTATCGCGCGGATCATCGCCGGTTCGACCGCGATCAACATGACGACGGACACCGTGGGCGCGACCGCCCCGCTCCTCGCCGCCATCGAGGTCCAGGTGGAGCACTACCGCTACGCACAGCGGCTCTCCCGCTCGACCCTGCTCGAAGGCGTGTTCCCGTACTGGGTGCACGGCGCGATCCGCCAGGATCTCTCCGTCCGCCTCGGCATGGCCCTGTTCGACGTGACGGACGCCATGATCGACGGCTGGTTCCGCCTGCGCGGTCTGGTCCCGCAGTACGTGTACGACTGGCAGGCGCTCGACGCGACCGCCGCCGCCGCGACGCTGACGTGGCCGACGGTCGTGGACTTCCTGCTCTACCAGGCGGGAACGTGGGTTGCTGGTGTGGATGACATCATCACCCTCGACACGCTGTACGACTCCCAGATGCTCGGCGAGAACAAGTTCACCGCCCTGTTCACGGAGGAGGCGTGGCTGGTCGCCAAGCGGTGCGTGGACTCGCGCCGCATCCGTGTCCCGCTGTGCGCAGACGGCACCACGCACGCGGGCGTCCTGCTCGACTGCGACCTGGCGCCCACGCCCGAGCCCGTCGCCTGACCAAGAGATCACCGAGAGACGATAGGAGGTAGGCGCAGTGGCTAAGACCCCGCCTGCTACCGTCGCCGCCCCGGCCCGAACGCCACTTCCGTTCGGGCTGGGCTCGGTGATCGCCTGGCGTACAGGTGATCGCTGGGAAGGTGGCGTCCAGTTCGAGTCGCTGACGTGCGAACCCGCCCTCGGGCGCGGTGGACCCGACTGTGATCCCGAAGCAAGCATCCCCGGAATGCCGAAGCCCCTGGAGGACTTCGACGGCCCGGTGTTCGACGGCCTCGGCACGACGTTCGTCGTGTACGGGGAGTTCCAGTGCTCGCCCATCGGCGGAGGCTGGGACCGGGCACAGAACGGCGCCGACGCACACCTGATCGCCCGCGAGGAGGCTCGCGTCGAGCAGGCGCTGTGGACCGGCGACCTCGGCAACGTGCCGAACTTCTCCGGCGCGAACGGAGCCCCCACGCCGATCAGCGTGGGTGACTACGCCGAGCCGCAGGACGCACTCGCCGCCATCGAGCAGGGCATCGCCGAGCAGTACGGATCGCTCGGCGTGATCCACATGAGCCGCGCTACGGCAACGCTCCTGCGCCGGTGGCTGACGAGCCGAGGCGGTCGCCTGTACACGACCGCGCTCGACACCCCTGTGGTGGCGGGCACCGGCTACCCGGATGGCGAGATCGTAGGCACGCCCGCGATGTTCGGCTACCGGGGCGAGATCATGCCCGCGAGCGGTCGGCAGGGTGACCTCCTCGACCGTGCGGAGAACGTGATCTACGCGGTGGCTGAGCGCAACTACGTGCTCGGCATGGACCCGTGCCCCATCGTCATCGCATCCTTCCCGATGCCCGAGCCCATCGCTCCCCCGGCGGAGTAGGAGACACCATGCACAACGATGGAACCGGCCCCCGGTACGACCGCCCGCGGCGCATCACGCGCGACGAGGTGCGTCGTCCCGAGCCCGCCGCAGAGCCGACCGAGTGGGAGGCGTACCAGGCGCTCCTCGCGCAGGGGATGGACGACGCGGAAGCGCGCACGACCATCTGGCCTGACAACGCGCTCATCTACGGCACCGGCGAGGACGGCGAGCAGGTGCTTCTTCCCGTCGGCGAGGACGGCCTGACGGAGGTTCCCGAAGGCTTCGCCGAGGGTGACCCGTACCCCGTTCCCGAGACGACCGAGGAGCCCGAGGGCGACGCGGTGGAGGACGAGGGAACGGAAACCGCCACGGCAGACGCCGCAGACGGGGCAGGAGAGGCCGAAACGCCCGACCCGGCACCGGAGGCCACGGAGACGGAGAACGCCGCAGAGGAGCCCGCAGGCGCCGACGAGGCGGAGGACGCAACCGAGCCCGAGGAGGAGGCGGAGCCCGAGGCGCCGACCGACCTCGGCTACGAGCCCGCCGACCACAACCGCAACGACGTGCAGGCGTACCTCGCCGAGCACCCCGACCAGACCGAATTCGTCCTGAACCGCGAGCGCAATGGCAAGGCGCGCGTCTCCCTGATTGGAGCCTGACATGGCAACCCACTGCTTCATCCCGCTCCTCGGCAAGCGCATCCGCGTGACGCCGCTGGACTCGTGCGGCAACGTCCCCACTGCCGCGGAGTACGTCGCAACCGACGGCTTCGTGACCGTGACCCTCTCCTCCGAGGTGGAGGAGGGCACGGAGATCATCGTCCGCAAGGCGTCCGGCGCGCTGTGCGTGAACGAGAAGATGGCGGACTCGTTCAAGCGGTTCACCGTCGAGATCGACTTCTGCGGCGTGAACCCGTCGCTCCTGGCGATCGTCTCCAACGCCGTGCCCTACGAGGACGCGACGGGCGACGTGATCGGCTTCACCGTGCCCGAGGGCGAGATCGCCAAGTGGTTCTCGCTCGAACTGTGGACCGGCCTGAGCGGCGCGGTCTGCGAGCCGGGCGCCGAGGAGGCCAGCGGCTACATGCTCCTGCCGTTCGTCGTCGCCGGTGTGCTCGGTGACATCGAGATCGGCGGCGAGGACGCGATCACGTTCTCGCTGACGGGCGCCGCGACCAAGGGCGGCAACAACTGGGGCACGGGCCGATACAACGTCGTGCTCGACGCCGAGGGCGCACCTCAGCCGCTCCCGACCGCCGTGGATGCGTTCGACCACCTGCTCCTGATCGACACCGCCCTGGCACCGCCTCCCGAGGCGTGCGACCCGGCGGCTGTCCCGGCGCTGACCCCGTAAGCGAGCATCGAGTGGCTACGGACGAGGGCGAGGCTCCTGTGATGGCGAGCCTCGCCCTCGACCCGTCCCCGGAGGCGCAGACGTGCGGGTGGACCGTCGTCTACGCCGACTGTGGAGGGTCGTGTGATGCATTCGAGCGCTGGCCCGAGGCCGAGCGCGCGGCGGCGCAGGCATGGTTCGAGGCGCAGGCAATCGACCTGCTCTGGAACTGGACTGAGCGGATGTACGGCGTCTGCCCGACGACGATCCGACCGTGCCGTGACGACTGCGGCGGCGGTAGCCCCGACTCGACGTTCTGGGGCCGCGGCCCCGGATTCGACCCCGGCTTCCCACGGCGCGGACGCGGCGGGACGAGTACGGGAGGCTGGACCCCTGTGCTCATCGGCGGCAAGTGGATGAACGTCGGCTGTGGGTGCCTGTCGCAGTGCCAGTGCGGCATCGACGGTGCGCACGCCCTGAGCCTGCCCGGCCCCGTGCAGAGCATTACGCAGGTGCGCGTGAACGGCGAGGTCGTGCCCGCGACGGCATACCGCGTGGACCACAAGCGCCTCCTCGTGCGCACCGACGGGGGCACCTGGCCCGCGTGCCAGAACCTCCTCGCGGAGCCGACCGAGGAGGACACGTTCGAGGTCACCTACGAGCGCGGCATCCCCGTGCCCGTCGGCGGCATGGTCGCGGCGGGGCGGCTCGCCTGCGAACTCGCGCTCGACGCCTGCGGCTCCGAGGACTGCTCGCTCCCCGAGCGGTGGCAACAGATCAACCGCCAGGGCATCAGCATCACCGCGGCCCTGTCGAACGAGAAGTGGCACGACACCGGCATCTGGAGCATCGACAACTGGGTGAACTCGATCAACGAGCGCCCGCGAGGCTTCGCCGCTGTGCGGTCTGTGGACCGCCCGCCCCGGAGGTACTGACATGGACCGCATCGGCCCGATCATGGCCGAGTACGTGACCGCCGCCGTCGCCACGCTGAGCCCGACACCCGACCGGATCATCACGTATCAGCCGGGCGAGGAGGTCGCGTGGGATGGCGGGTGCGAAGGGCAACTCGCGGCCCGCGTCATCTCCATCGATATGCAGGCACCGCAGGCCAACGGCCAGGGGATGCTCTGCGGAGGCAACTGGTGGAACGTGCGGCTCGGCCTGTCGCTGATCCGGTGCGTGAAGGGCATCGACGGCGAGGGGCGCCGGGCGAAGGTGCCGACGCCGGAGCAGATCACGAACGACGGCGCACAGATGCTCGCCGACATCGCGGCACTCCAGGATGTCGTGATGTGCGTCGGCTGGACCGCGGCGAACCCGGCACCGGCGTGGCAACCGCTCGGCCCGAACGGCGGGCAGGCAGGCGGCGAGTGGCAGTTCACCGTACGCACGAGCATCTGCGCGTGCCCCGACCCGCTCCCGTGGGCGCACGACCCGGAGCCCGAGACGCCGGAGGTCTGACGTGGCGAAGGTCAGCGTCAAGATGAGCCGCGGCGCCGCGGTGACGGTAATCGGCCCGATGACCGACCGAGCCGCCTACCGGGCCGCGCAGGC